AGGCTTATTCATGCGATATATTACCAACATCAGGAAATAACCCGGAATGGCATTTGCAAATGGATGTTAAATTATTACTGAAATCGCATGAATTATGGGAATACGATTTAATAATTGCACACCCGCCTTGTACAAGATTAGCTAATTCTGGAGTTAGATGGCTTCATGAAAGAGGGTTGTATAACGAATTGGATGAGGCCTGTTCTTTTTTTAATATGTTTGTTAATCTTGGATTATCTGGAGATTATAAAGTGTGCATAGAAAATCCGATACCTCACAAATATGCAGTAGATCAGATTGGGGGATATGACCAACTTATTCAACCTTGGCAATTTGGACACCCTGAAAGTAAAGCTACCTGCTTATGGTTATTCGGATTGCCAAAACTTATACCTACTAATATAGTTGAAGGCAGGGACGGTAAAGTTTGGAAAATGCCACCTTCGCCTGACCGGGCAAAATTAAGATCAAAGACTTATGAAGGTATTGCAAAAGCAATGGCCCAGCAATGGGGTAACTTATAAAACAAAGCCAAATGAAAAAGCTAATCCTTATCCTGTTACTTGCATCCTGCACAAAGCAGGAAACAGTATTCGAACCGGACCCCGATCTTATCTGCGTAGAGTGCTTCGACATGATCAACCACGTTCAAATAGAGCCGTTCTGCGGGTCTGGGATGGAGTGCGATAAGTTCATCGTTGAAGCGGAAAAGGAAGCCCGGGAAGCGGGGATAATGTTACACTGTTTAAAAATTAAATAAGATGGAAGACCAAAAGTATTACCAAAAACAAAGAGAGGCTATTTTAAATGATAGCCACAGAAAAGAATTATTTAAGGCATTGTCTGATTTATATGCTAACTCGATTCCATTATTATTAATAAAGGATGACAATCAAATCAGATGTTATTATTCTGACGAAGTCGAAGAATTAGCCAGTAAAATAAGAGAGCAAATAATAATTAGGGATAATCAGATATTTGAATCACATTCGTAGCGAATATTTGCAATAGACCGTTTCTAAATTACGGTCAAAACTTGACAAAGCCAATATTATTAATTACTTTTGCTTAAAACAACAACGACATGGAAAAAATCTACACCGCCCCGGACGGTAAAAAATACCGGACTGAAATCGCTGGCAACGGCTGCGCTGGTTGCGCTTTTGAAAATGATATTAAATGCGAAAAAGCCCCAAGGTATGATTCAAGTAATAATAAATTTATACCCGGTAAATCTATTATCTTTATTGAAATCAGTCAGACCTACAATCAGAACATCGAACGGCTGCGGTTACTGAAAACCCTCATGCCTGCAACGGAATACACTGCATTTATTGAGGTAATGTTAGCAACCGCCATGACCCCGGACGAAGACAGGAAAGCTAATTTTATTGAGGAATTTATTAACGAAAAAATACAAAGCTATGAAAACAAAACTTATTAAATCAGAACCGGTAAAGGATTTCAAGCCGTTCAAAATTGAGATCGAAGTTGAAAATCTTGATGATGTCAGAGTTTTACACAATTGTATTAGTCGTACTTCATACGATGAGCGCTTAAGACATCTGTACAACCAGATTACAGAAGAAATTAAATCTCAAGGCTTTGAAATATGAAGACTAAACAGCAACAATTAGAGCGGTTAGTTTCCGACCTTAAAATAAGGTGGAACGACCTGGAACCAGTGATTGAAAACAACACGGTCAAGATAGATGCAAGCCACTTGCAGCGGTCAGAAATCAACCAGTTGCAAAAGTACTGCGAACACAGGAAATTCGAGATGCAGAAAAGTGTAACATTCAAAATCACGTTATGAAACTTGACGACTGGAAGAACGAAACGCCGCCGATAAAGCCAGTAACCTGCGATTATTGCGGCTGCGAAATCCCGGAACATCTTATTTGCACCATTCCGAACTCATGCAATAGGTATGATTCTAACACCGCCTGCCCTGAGTGTGCAGCAATCGAAATCGAAAAATCAAACAGTATAGAAATTGAAATTGACTAAGACTATGGAAATCTACAAAAAGTTAGCACAAGCAAGGGCAATTATTAAAGCCTTGCCAATTAAGAAAGCCGGATTAAATAAGTTTTCAAACTATGACTACTTCACGCCGGAACAGATAAATGGACTGGTACACGAAGCCGAAAAGCAGACAGGATTAATCCATATGTTCAGCTTGAAACGGGATCAGGACGGCTTGCACGGTCATCTTGCAATCATTGACATCGAAACGACTGAAGTAATCAACTTTATGCAGGCTACCGACATACCGGAAATAAAGGCTACTAACGTAGCGCAACAAATCGGAGGTGCCGTTACATACACATTAAGATATATGCTTATGACCGCATTTGACATTGCGGATAACTCTTTAGACTTCGATTCAAAGGATAACCGGGAACCGGAAAAGAAGGTAACACCAACGGCAACCGGAAAAGAGATCCCGCAAACGGCTAAAATGAAGATCAGTAATACAGCATTTCAGCAACTAATCGACAAGCTGAAAGCGAACCCTAATCCAGTGGAACGTGGCAACTTGTTAGCCAAAACAAGAAAGTACTACCTGCCAATGACAGACGAACAGGAAAACACTATTTCACAAATCACAGATAATTTATAACATGGAAAAAGCTATTTCATATTTAACCGTTCTCCCTGAAACACATTCAGAGATTAAGAACTTTGCGGACCAGGTCCTTGACGGTCTTGAAATCCGGCAGGCACTCCCATTATTAGCCCGTTTAACAGCCGTTGAAAAACTGGTAAAGACAATCAAGGACGGCATAAAAGAGCAGATGTTAGAAGAGGCTACACTTTATTCCGGCGAAGGTAAGACGTTTGAAATTAACGGCATAAAGTACACCAAAACCGAACGTAAAATCTATAAGTATGACCATTGCCCGAAATGGAGGGAACTCAATAAACAAATTGAGGAAATACAGGAACATATGAAGATAAGCGACTGGGTTGATCCTGATACGGGCGAAGTCGTTCCACGGGCAAACTGGTACATCACAGAATCAATTTCAGTAACACTACAAAAATAAAAATCATGGACAGGTACGCTGAAAAGTATTTAGCATGGAAAGAAATGCACCCAGACCCTGACTACCAGTATGATGAAATAAATGAATTCTTTGCTGATTTGTCTAGGGGGGAATTGCTTGAATTAATGGAAAATTACATAACTTTAAAACAAACAAATATGTACGAACTCAAGGAAAATGCATTGACTATTTTCAAGAACGAAAAGAAGTCAGAAACACACCCAGACTGGAAAGGTCAGATCAATGTTGAAGGCAAATTATTTGACATTGCTTTGTGGGAAAAGGACGGCAAAAAAGGAAAGTTTTTTAGTGGCAAAATATCAGAGCCCTACAAAAAAGACCCGCAGCCGGAGGGGAGTAAGCATTACAGCCCTGATTATTCCGAAGATCAAAAGGTAAAGGATAGCCAGGAACAGATGGAAGATGGCCTCCCCTTTTAACCTTTACCGATAACCCAAAACAGTTCTTTTATTAATGGTTTTCCCGGTTTTGGAAGTGCTTAAACGAGAAAGTCCAGCCCTTGAGCGGTGCGATGCCGCTTAAAATAATCAGGTGAAGCAGGTGGTTTCGATACCACGCCGGGATCAAATAAAATATAATATACTATGTAAAACGTAATACATAATATATTATTTTTACAGAAAAAATATTATGAAGAAATGTAAATATTGTGGAGAAGTAAAACCTTATTCTGATTATAAAAAGCATACTACTACAAAAGATGGGTATTTTCATATTTGTAGAAAATGTGACAGTGAATATCAGAAAAAGTATAGAGATAGAAAAAGTGATGACCCTATTTGGTGTGAAAAAGAACGGCAAAGAACAAAACAAGTGTATTATAAATATCAATATGCTAAAAAATATAAAGACTATATGAGTAGGTTCCCTGAAAAATTAGCTGCCAAAAATCATTCTATACATATTAAAGTTGAAGAGGGTTGTGTTAAACATCATTGGAGTTATTGCAATGAACATTGGAAAGATATAATTCCTTTAATTATTGCTGACCATAAAACAGCGCATAAATATCTTATTTACGATCAAGAGAGAATGATGTTTAGAACTACTGATATGGTTTTACTTGATAGTAAAGATTCTCATATTGAATATATTAATAAATATATAAAGTGACACTGAAATTAACCTACACTGGCAAAGTAACCGATAAACTCCATGTTTACCTGGCGAAGGAAATGCAAGAAATGATCCTGCGCAACTTTGCCGGGATGCAGGTTGAGATAACAATTCAGAAGAAACGCAAAGCCAGGAGCCTATTGCAGAATCAATATTACTGGGGAGTAATTATTCCAATAGTGCAAACCGGGCTTTTTGATGCCGGCTACAAAGTCGGCAAAGAAGAAACCCACGATTTTTTAAAGTCCATGTTTCTAAAGGTTGAAATAGTCAACGAGCAGACAGGCGAAATCCTTAAGTCAGTTGGCAGCACTTCCAAACTTTCGACCGTTGAAGCAATGGAATATTTTCAGCAGATAACAATCTGGGCGGCGGAGTTCCTTAACGTGGAAATCCCGGCACCCGGAGAACAATTAGAAATTAACCTTTAAAACAAAACAACATGGCAACAATTGACATTGACATTGAAGATTACATTGATGAAATAGATGACTATTTTTTAATCAAAGAATTAAAACGAAGATCCGATAACGGAAATAAGAAATGCAAAGATGCGTATAAGGAATCAGTAATTGATTTTTTAGAACAAGAAGGTGAAGAAAATACTAAATGGCCTGAAATTAATACTATTTTAGATGAGCAACGCCGTGAATGGGTAAATGAAAATTGGGAAAGGATCACACCATGAAAACACTATTAATCATTTTAGGAATTGCCGCAGCCGGTATCTTCATTACCGGGGTTTTATACCTCTTCGCCCGTGCCTGGAATAATGCACACCGTGCAGCGGAGGAGAACAAAGGAATTTACGAAGACAGATACATCAGTTCAAAAAAAGGATGTCCACGGAGGGACGAAAGGCCATGAAAAACACGATTACAGCCCCTCAGTTGAACGATCACAAATTAAAGGCTAAGATCATTGCCGAGATATTAAAAGTTTATCCTAACTTAGATAATGAGTTTAGGGCGCAACATTTGTTTATACCTGTACGTCAAAGAATATTCAGAGGCGAAAGAAGATACCCGTTTGCAGAAACAATTATGAGGTACTTTCGGCAACTCAGAGAAGACGGAACCATTAAATGTGAATGCATAAGTAAGTCGAAATCAATTTATAAGAAACAGCCATGAAAATTCACGCCGGACATATTGAGGTTGCAGTTGCTAATTTATTTGGGTACAGGCAAAATCTAATCGTACCAAATGTTAGTTGGGGGTGGGGTTTAAGGCATGAAGCTGATTTAATTATTGTCAATCCTTCAAACAAAGTTACTGAGGTTGAAATAAAAATATCGCTATCAGATTTAAAGGCTGATTTTAAAAAACAACACGAACATCAAAGTAAGAAAATCGGAAGGCTTTATTATGCATTTCCTATTGAAATGTTAGAAAAAGCGCTGCCATTGATACCGAATAATTGCGGAATTATTACTGTTCAACAATTAGAAAATCGTAACCCTAAAGCGTCATTTTATCGCATGGTTAAATTTGACAAATTTATAAAGCCAATTACGGATAGTCAAAGAATTAAATTAGGCGATTTGGGATGCATGAGAATATGGACATTGAAATCAACATTGTATAAACATCAAAATGAAAAGCCATGAGAGAAATTAAATTCCGGGGCCGCCGTATTGACAACGGCAAATGGGTTGAAGGTGATTTATATAATCATCCCGATAATAGATACCCATTAATATGTTGTATACGTAGCGAATATGATGATGGAAGGCCCGTTAATGTATTACGTGAATTTGAAGTCGACCCCGAAACGGTCGGGCAATTTACCGGACTGAAGGATAAAAACGGCGTGGAGATTTGGGAAAACGATATTGATAAAACAGGACTTATGGTAAAATGGAATCAACTTCATTGTTGTTGGGGACTGTTTTCATCATGTGGTTATCAGGATGAATTAATGGCTGATTTTTGCGACTCAAAAGGTAATGCACCAAAAGAATGGAAAACATCTGATGTCGAAGTCATTGGAAATATATTTGAAAACAATGAACTTTTACAGCCATGAAAACAATAGTAATCGAAAACACTGAAAGCGGTGTGGTCATTTGGGTAAAAGAGAAAATTAAAATAGACGGCAAAATGAAGACCGTTAAACACTGGATAGTCGACGCCTCTGTAATCAAAACTGAGGGCAAAATATACATCGCCCTTAAGCAAGAGTATAAAAAAGCAATGGTAAAAACCGAATCAGATATTTCATACACTGAATGTTACAAACTCAAAACACATAAGAGATGAAAACAAAGCTAAACGAAGATACACGGGTAAAGGTAGCGGTTTATAAACCTATCTTTGACAAGATCGCTAAAGCAGTCGGAGATCAGTTAAACATTGATCCCAAAGATATCGGACGGCGTGACCGGCACCGGGGATATGTTAAGGCCCGGAAATTAATCTGCTACTACATGAAACATTTTACCCATTGCCCTATCGGTGTTATGGGGTATATGCTTAATCCTAAGGCCCCGTTTGACCATGCCAATGTTCACCACATGATTAAAGACTATGAGCGGCTATTGTCATTTAAAAAGCCGGGAGGTGTATTTATCAACCAGGAGTTAAGGGATGAATCAGATATGTTTATGGATATGTTCAAAATGCAGCTTCCAAATACGGATGCGGGCATGTGGCTGGAGAACTTCGCCACTTCGTCCGGTAACTTCATGATAGCGGAGGCAGTTTAGATTACTTCTAAATTACGTTACTGGTATTGACTTTTTAAAAAATAGAATTAACTTTGCATAAACAACAACAAGCCATGAATAGAACAATAATATTTCAAGTGCCAACAAATGAATCAATTTCATTTGGTAGTTTTGATTCTGACAAAGAAATGCAGATTTGCATAAAAGCATCGGATCAGGAAATTGCCAATTTTTACCTCACAATGAATGAGGTTAACGACCTTATCACTCATTTAGTCGATGAATTAAGTTACATGAAAGAACCAATCAATGTATTACAGCCATGAGTACACACATTCTAATCGTAGAAACGCCGGACACGATCCCGGACCCGGAATTTAGGATCGAAGCCCGTGTAAAGGGAACAATTGACGAGCGGATACCCGTTGAATTTCGGGAGGCGGTATTGCCTACTCCAGTTGAGATATTGCTTACTTCAAGTGACAGTGAACATTATGTAAATGATCAACAAAGGATAGGATTTCAGAAGGGTGTAAAATGGTTTAAATCCGTACTGCAATGAAAAGAAGAATAATAATAGTCGAAACACAAGATGACAGGGTAGACAATATGAAACCCGTACAAGTTGTATTTGAAAATGATGAATATGGACATAGGGCAATGACCAATATTCGTGAGGTAGTGTTGCCAGATGATCAAGAAATACTAAATGTATCAAATATAGAATTTGCAAATGTACGTTCAAGAATAGGATTTAGATATGGTGCTAAATGGCTTCGTTCTATTTTTACCTGCCTGATTCTTTTCATCCTTACCAGTTGCGCCGTGTACCCTGAACCTCCCTGTGAGGTCTGGCAGCCCAGACACACCGGGACGTATGTTGAGTGCGATACTATTATTGATGGGGTTACTTACTACTATTTTAAGAAACTTTAAAACAAAAGCCATGAATTATGCCGAATTTCTAAACAACAAACGACATACCGATATCAACTATGGCATTGAGCCAAATTTCATGCCGGATGCTATGTTTGATTTTCAAAAACATGTTACTGAATACGCTATAAGAAAAGGCCGGTGCGCTGTATTTCTCGATACTGGTTTAGGCAAAACGGTTATAGAGCTGACAGTTGCAAAGAACTATGTTCAGCATACTAATAAGCCTGTTTTAATTATTACTCCGCTTGCAGTTGCTCCGCAACACGTAAAAGAGGCTGCTAAATTTCAGATAGAAGACGTTGAACACACAAAGGACGGAAAATATAAGGGTAAAATAATCCTTTGCAATTATGAAAGGTTGCACTACCTTAATTCGTCTGATTTTGATTGTGTGATATTGGATGAAAGTTCTATCCTTAAAAACTTTGACGGGGCAATTAAAGGTCAGGTAACGGCTTTTTTGAAAAAAGTTAAATATAGATTCCTTTTTACTGCCACGCCGTCCCCGAATGATTATATCGAATTAGGGACGAGTTCGGAAGCGTTAGGATATTTGGGTTATATGGATATGTTAGGTAGGTTTTTTAAGAACAATCAGAACAATGTAGCAAAAATAAGTCAGATAAATAAAGCCAGAAACGGTGAAAAGTATTATTTAAAATCACACGCTGAAAATAACTTTTGGCAGTGGGTAGCATCTTGGAGTATTTCAGCAAAGCAACCGTCTAACCTGGGATATAGTGACGAGTTGTTTATTTTGCCTGAATTGCACGAGGTTGAAACCATGATCAGGAATGAAACGCCGCTATCTATAAACGGTCAGCACTCTATTTTTGCCCTTCCTGCGATTGGATTTAAGGAAATAAAAGCGGAGGCGAAAGTCACTATTAACCAAAGATGTGATATTGCCGTTGAAAAGGCTTTACAGCATGATATAACGGTTTATTGGTGCAACCTTAATGATGAAGCCGACCGATTAAAAGAAATTGACAGTGAGGCCGTAGAGGTCCGGGGCAACATGAACCTGGATAAGAAAGAAGATATTTTAATGTCGTTTGCTAATGGTGAGATTAAGCGGTTAATTACCAAAACATCTATCACAGCCTTTGGCCTTAATTGGCAGCATTGCAACCATACGACCTATTTTCCTACTTATTCTTATGAACAATATTACCAGGCAATACGTAGGTTCTGGAGGTTCGGACAAAAGAGGCCGGTAACGGTGGATATAATACTTTCGGACGGTCAGGAAAAGATAATTGAAACCCTGTTATTAAAGAGGGATAAGGCTATTAAAATGTTTGAACAATTATCAGAACACACAAATAGCGATTTTAAAATAGTAAAAAAAGAATTTGATAAAGAAATACAATTACCTAACTTTTTAAAGCCATGATAAAAGATCAGATTATTACCGAAGACTATGCAATTTATTGTTCAGACTGCATGTATGTTTTGCCTACATTACAGGATAACAGCATTGATTTTTCAGTGTATTCTCCTCCATTTGCCGGGCTGTATAATTACAGTTCGAGTGAAAATGATTTTTCTAATTGCGAAACTAAAGAGCAATTTTTAGAGCAATACGAATACCTGATAAAAGAAATAGCCAGAGTAACAAAGCCGGGCCGGATCAGTGCGGTTCATGTTACAGATGTTCACGATAACACCGGGAAGTTATGGGACTTTCCTGGAGAGGTTATTAAGTTACATGAGAAATACGGGCTGCATTATCACAATCGAATAACCATTTGGAAAGAGCCGCTTAAGGTCAGGATGAGAACAATGGTTCAATCGTTAATGCATAAGTTTATTGTTGAAGATGCTGCAAAATGTTTTCCTGCCATGCCTGATTATGTTTTGATCTTTAAAAACAAGGGTGAAAATCAGATCCCGATACAACATAAAGAAGGTCTAACCGACTTTGAATATTTTGGAGAAACTCCCTTTTTGCCAGCTCATGAAGAAACATATGGTAATTATCAGGATTTTAAAAGGAAATGGAAAACATTTAAAGGTGATCCGAGCGAAAATAAATACAGTCATTTAACCTGGCAGCGTTACGCTTCATCAGTTTGGGACGATGTGAGAATTGATAACGTGTTACCTTTCAAAGATTCAAAAGACCCGGAAGACGAAAAGCACGTGCATCCGTTGCAGCTGGATGTAATTGATCGACTGGTTTATCTTTACTCAAATCCTGATGAAACTGTATTAACTCCTTTCATGGGTGTAGGTAGTGAGGTTTACAGCCCTGTCAGTTTAGGCCGTAAGGCCATCGGTATTGAGTTAAAAGATAGCTATTTTAAGCAAGCTATATTAAACATGAAAGACGCTTCCAGACGATTTAAAAGATATGAGAACGGTAAATTTGATTTTGCATGAAAACACGATCTGAAATAATAGCCGAAATCTTAGACGAGCGCACCCGTCAGGATGAAAAGTGGGGTGTGCAAAATCATAAGCCTTTAGAGTGGTGCGTTATCCTTATGGAGGAGGTCGGAGAGTTGGCTAAAGAAGCTCATGAACATCACTTCACGCCGAAATACTATAAGGATACCGGGCAACTGGAAAGATACCGTAAAGAGCTTATACAGGTTGCTGCGGTGTGTGTTTCGATGCTTGAAAGTTTTGAAAGGAATTGTTAAAAACTAATTCTTGACAAACATATATTTATTTTGTAAATTTGTAGTGTTCAAAAATGATAAATATGTCTAATTCAAAAGAAAATTCCAGCCTAAGCCCCGCAACGAACGAAAGTCTTTGCGCCGTTACTTATTTATCTACGGTGAACGGGCTAAGGGCTGGTATATTATCATGGATATAAGACGCTCCATAAATACAAAAGTTTGGTCAGATGATTGGTTTGAAACTTTAAAGCCAGTTGAAAAACTGATATGGTTTTACCTACTCACAAATCCACAAACTAATATGTTAGGAATTTACGAGGTATCTGTTAAGCGGATTTCATTTGAAACCGGATTAAAAGATGCTGAAATTAGTAATGCTTTGAAAGCCTTCGAAAGGGTTAAAAAGGCTTTCTATTGGTTTGGATGGATTGTTTTACCTAACTGGATGAAAAACCAGTCACTAAATACCAATATGGTAACTTCTGCCAGCAGATTATTTGATACATTACCTAATGAGTTGAAAGTTAAATTATTAGATAATGGTTTCGAATCCTTTGAAAGCCTTTTAAAGGGTTGCCAAAGCCTTCCGAAAAAGGAAAAGGAAATAGAAAGTGAAATAGAAGTGGAAATTGAAAGTAAAGAGGAAAAGGAAAAGCAATTTCGCAAGCAAGTTTTTTCATTTAGGGATAAATATTCAGATAAAATGTTGAGTGCTTTTTTCAACTATTGGTCTGAGAAATCAAAGTCAGGCCGGATGAGGTGGGAAATGGAAAAGACATATGAGATCGAAAAGAGATTGGTTACATGGCATAGCAGAGAAAAAGAAGATATAAAGCCTGTGGTTTTAGGTATTAATCCTTTTGACATGATTCCGCAATGATAACGATTCAGCAAAATATCACAGTACATAAGTACCAGTACACTGAATTGCATCCGGTACTTGACAGGATCAGGACGGGCGGAAAGTATGCCGGTCAGATAGCAGAGTTAAGAATCCTGCCGGCGGACGAGTACAAGGAGAAAAAGAAGACCATGCCCGGGATTATTTTTCAGGGCGAATTTTCAAAACGGGAAAAGTCGGCATTAACAAAATCATCCGGTTTATTGATCCTTGACTTTGACCATTGCGGAACTGATTTTAAAGAAACATTAAAGGCTTTAAAGTGGATCTATGTAGTGTTTATTTCTTTGGGTGGGGACGGTTTAAAGGCCCTTGTAAAGATTCCAGAAGTAAAAACGGATGAAGAGTACAAAGGTTATTTTGAAGCGATCAGCGATGAACTTGAAAAGATTGCGCCTAAAGCCCTGGATCAGTCAGGGAAAGATATTTGCCGGTTGTGTTTTTTCTCGTTTGATCCTGACCTTTACATGAATCCAGAAGCCACGATTTGGACAAAGAAGAAAGAGAAAGGCACGCTAAAGCAGAACGAAAAGTATGTAAAGAACGACTACAAACGGGCCATGACTCCGCTAAACTACATTCGTAACTCAGAGCAGGGCGAAAGGCATACAAGGATATTAAAGGCGTCCCGATTGATGGGTGGATATATTGCAGCGGATGTAATTTCAGAAGAAGAAGGGATAAGACTATTAAAGCAGGAGGCATGGGCGATTGCGCCGGATGATTTTCAGGAGAACCAACGGGCTATATTGGACGGCGTGCAGAACGGCAAAGCTGACCCGGTAACGGATGAACTTGAAAAAGAGATAAGCACGGAAGAGAAATATGGAAAACTTTACTACACGGAAAAAGACGTAAACGAAAAGATTGAAGAAAAATATAAGAACGGGTTAAGTCGGGGGTACTTTGTAGGATGGGATGAGTTGGATCAGTATTGGACGTTGAAATTAGGCACTACTTCGTATTGGTATGGAGCGCCTTATTCCGGTAAGACTCAAATATGGTTTGAAATTCTTATCAACACTTCGAAGTTTTACGGTTTTAAGCATTGCATATTTTCACCGGAAACGGGCGGGGCTGATGACATTTTCATAGAACTTGCTCAGATTTACACGGGTAAAGACTTTTATAAAGATTACAATAACCAGATGTCAGAGGAGGAAAAAGCGGATGCAATGACATTTCTGGACAAACATTTCATAGTAATTGATCCGACCGATGAACTGATAAGCATTGAAGATTTCTATAATTACGTGGATATTGTAGAGAGGAAATACAACGTAAAAATTCACACTACAACCGTTGATCCATGGAATGAATTGCGTCACGACCACTCAGATAAGCAGGCAAGGGATATTTACCTCGAATGGGCTTTAGGGAAGATCAGACAGAACGCAAGGATCAACAGCCGGCATAACTGCATTATTACTCACATCATGCAGCAGGCCCAGGTTAAGGCACCGGACGGGACGATGTATTACCCTCCGGCTTCATTTAGGGAGGTTGCAGGCGGTCAGAGTTGGGCAAGGAAAGGAATGGGCATGATTTCGATTTACCGTCCGCCTGAAACGATGAAAGACTCAAACGGGAGGCCTTATGAGCCTAATACAACTTTAATACAGATTCAGAAGATTAAGCCAAAAGGATCAGGGATGAAAGGTACTGCGATATTATACTATGACATAAAGAAACATCGCTATTATGAAACCCTGTCCGATTTCATTTATGCACATGAAAAGAAAGTAAACCCGCCGGAACCTATAAAAATGGCATGGGCGGAATTTCCTGATGATATTAATTACGAACTAAAATTTTAGTGATGAAAGACTTAAAAGAAATACTATTTGAGAACTACAGGAATGATGATAACGGTATTTATTTACTACCTTTATCTGACAATGACATTCTGCACGCAATGGAACTGGCCGCCGTTGAAGCGTTAAGTGAGTATATTATGAAACATACCGGATGCGCTTCGAAGTTTGAAGCTGAACAGGCCGCAAGGTTGTTTTTAGAAAACGAATTATTTTAATAACAAAGCCATGAAAACAGAAACTTGCGAACAATGCAACGGTGAAAAGATAATGCACTTGGAAGGTTATTACGAGTGTGCCGACTGTGGCTATACTTGGGCTGATGGAAGTAAAACGATAAAGCCAGAAACAAAACAAATCCTGATCAAAGAACAAGATAAAGGCTTTGAGATCACAGTCGAAGGATTATCAGATATTGAGGTAGTCGGATTATTAACGATATTTAAAAGCCGGATAGAGTTGCAGTTATTGCAGCAGTTCGGACAGAAAGGGGTAAAGGAATGAAGCATTTAGAAGATGATCTGCAAAAAGCCTGTGTAACCTGGTTCCGGTTACAATATCCTGATGTTGTAATCTTCGCCATACCCAACGGCGGGAAGCGGAACGCAATCGAAGCGGCACGGATGAAAGCTACGGGGACACTGGCCGGGGTTGCTGACTTGTTTGTGATGAAGCACAAAGAAGAACCGAGTTCATTTAATCCTGAAAGGTATATCCATATTTGGCACGGGTTATTTATTGAAATGAAAGTCGGCAAAAATACACAAAGTGAACACCAGTCTGATTTTGCAGCAGCGGCAATGGTGGCGGGTTATCGTTATTCTATTTGCCGTTCATTTGACGAGTTCAAGGCGGTGATTGAAAAGTATTTAAACAATTAAACATATGAGCGAAGAAACTATATACGGAAACAGGCATAGCCGTCCGTTTGGCTGCTGGAAAATCAAGGCGACAGCATCAGAGTTAAAAGAAAAAGCCTTTTTCCCTCAAACGAGCGATAAGGAAGGGAACTTAATTGGAACATATATGTTCGATCCTGACGAAATTGAAACCTTCATCGACCAGGTCTGCAAAGAGCAGAGGGAATTATGTTTATCAACTGCTTTAACTTCACTTAGCAGCGAAGAATTTAATGCAATTATCAACGCTCCAAAACCGGACGGATTATGAAGACAATCAACTACAAAATCGCTTGTAACGGCTCCTGGGGTTTCAACATTAAAACAAACCTCACCGACAAACGAGGGATAAAGATCGGGCATAACGTGGAGGGTTGCCCGAATGAGGAAACGGCCCGTGCAAGTTGTAAGGAAATTACCGACCTTTACGCAAAGAAAGGTTTTGAAATAGTGGAGGTATCATGACCTCAGAAGCCAAAAAGTTAGAAATCCTTAACTGGATATTTAAGTCAAAGGACGGTGCAAGCTGGAACGAAGTTTCCGAAATGCTCAATGAGTACCGTGAAATTATCATTCAGGAAATGACCGACAAAGAAAAGCAGGAAATTATAAACAGAAGCCGGAAGGCTTATCATAATTAAAAACATGAAACAATACACGATTGAATTTTACAGCACAAAGAAGCCGCTATTTAGGAGGCAATACCATTGGCGTATAAGGCACTCAAACGGGAATATTATCGCACGGTCAAGCGAAGGTTACAACAACCGATTAGACCGGGATATGACCTTTGCACATTTACGGGCCGGGATCAGGGATGAAGACTTTGAAACAAAACACCTTGACAAATGAAAGAGACTAATCGAGTATTTAAAATATGGAAAGTCACATTCCAGACACATGAAAACGATTTAAAGATTCGTGAAGTAGACTATTTTAGAGTGATTGGAATATCACGTAAGGGGTCGCTTGTTATTGAAGACAACTTCGGGAAAAAGAGATGGATTAAAGAAGAGTATTTTAATTCAACAAATTCGCCAATTTGGAAGGAATCAATAAATAAGCCTTATGGGTATATTATAAGAGAACAACAAAATAATGTTGATATAACTAAGGGTATTGCATTTATGGCAGCTATGAATATACCTGTTAATTAAAAAGTACTTGACAAATGACCGAAAATGATTTATCTTTGCAGAACTAAAAAAGTAGTTATATCTATAACAGATTTGTATAGAAAATGAAAGGGCGACCGAAAGGCATACCGAAAACAGGCGGAAGGCAGCCTGGAAGCGAAAACAAAGTAACCCGGGAAACCAAAGAAGTCATTGCAGACCTTTTGAAGCTAACCGCACCCATTTACGCTGAATTGCTTATCGCAAAAGCACGATCAAACAGCGAAGCTAACCGCAATGAGTTTATGACCCGCTTTGAAAAGTTGATCGAATTTGACGTGCCAAAACTGCAGCGGTCAGAAATCAGGGCCGAAGTAAAGACAGAAATAACCGATTCAATCCTGAAAGCATTTGAGGGGGTGACCGATGAAAGTATTCAACCCGAATCTTAAGTATTTGGTCAAATGCTACAATGAAGGCGTTGATTTGAAGGTGGGGGCCTGTTTAGAAGGTGGAAGCCGTTCGGGTAAAAGCTGGTCGATCATTCACTTTCTTATATACCTTGCAGCAAAGTCTACACCGTCAACCAGATTTACCTGCAACATTATCAGGGAAACATATAACTCTCACAAAACAACACTTTACAACGACTTTAATAAAATACTCCCTCAATTTGGTATTGATAATCCTTTTCAAAATGCTAAAGAAGTGGGTACGTTTTGGATATTTGGCAATAAAATTAACCTGATCGGAGCCGACAAAGTAAGTAAGTTTGAAGGTTTAAGCGGCGATATAACATGGTATAACGAGTTACTTGATATTGATAAAGATATATTTGATTCTGCAGAACAAAGAACGCAACGCTTCTGGATGGCTGATTGGAACCCTAAATTTTCCGATCACTGGGTATTTAACAGCATCCTAAACAGGCCTGATGTTGGTTACCTTCATTCGACTATGTTTGATAATCCGCATATTAGTGTAGTTGAAAAAAAGAAGTTACTTGGTGCTGACCCAAACAACCCGGTAAATGTAGCTAACGGAACCGCAGACGACTACCGTTATAACGTCTATGCCCTGGGTAAGCGGTGTAGCCCTGAAGGTTTAATCTATCCTTTAGTTACCTGGATACCTGACCTACCTGATGAATTTGAAAAGGAAACATGGGGATTGGACTTTGGATATACCAACTCCCCGGCTTGCCTGGTACAGACAAGGATACACGGGAATAACATCTACGCAAAGAAGCGATTTTATATGCCGTTCGAGAACGCTCAAGCCATGATGCCCAGCTTAAGACAGTGCCTGCCGCCGGATGCTCATGTATGGTGTGACAGCGCCGATCCTGTCTTTGTAGCGGATTTGAGAAAGTTAGGTTTCCGGGCCTTGTTAGTCAAGAAAGCACCTAACTACAAGATGCCTATGATTGGTAACATTAAGCGGTTTAAGATCCACCTGGTAACCGATACCGATGTAAGACGAGAGCAGGAGAATTACCGTTACAGGGTTGTTCGTGGCTTCACGTTGGACGAGCCAGTGGACGACTTCGATCACTTTTGGGATGCTTTTCTATACTCGACAATGCATGAAATCAGGCTGCAAGGTTGACAAAAATCAATTATTTTTTAACATAAATCATTTTTCTATTGACAAATGTCAATTTATGATTTATATTTGCAGGCTTAAACATACCGGATGTCTGTTTGGGATAACATTAAGTATTGGTTTGGTACACGTGGAACCGAGGTCTATGACTACAATTCCGACTACGATATACAAGCGATTGGCAACATAGTTATTCCCGAAAAACTCACAGATCAAAACGCTTTTATCCTTGCTAATTCAGTAGCTGAAATCTTTTTCCCGGTTGACTTTTATGCTGACAGAATTTCAAAACTCCGCTTTTTCATTGCCAATAAGTCAGGAAAGGAAATCCAAAGTACTGAACTATCACGACTAATCAGTGACGGTATTAACCCGCTTTATTCCTTTTCCGATCTTGTTTATCAGTATGTCTTTTCTCTTTTGTCGGACGGTAACGCTATCAATTACCTGACTATTCCCAGCATATACCAGACTATTGCACCCTCCACGATTGAACGTTGGGACGTATTGCAGCCTAATATGGTGACCTTGCAGGAGTATAGCAACCTTTCAATGCTTAATATAAAAGGCTGGAATGAGTTGATTAAGTCAGTTAAATATGATGAAAACAGGATAAAAACCAATGACTTACCTGTAAATAACATACAGATTCACAGCTATTCAACCAGGAAAAAGGCCAATTCCTTAGTGCTTTCGAAGTCGCCTTTATTTGGAGCCAATAAGTCAATAGATACTTTATTGTCAGTTTATTCAGCAAGGTATAATGTTTATGCCAATAACGGTGCCGCCGGCTACCTTGCAAAGAAAGCCGTCAAGGCTGAAAGCTACGAAGAAATGATTCTTACGGGTGACGACCGCAATAAGATTCTAAAGGATATTAACGACCGGAACGGCGTAACAGGTAGAAAAAACATATGGGGTATTTCCGGGGTGCCTATTGAATTTGTGAAGACTTTGGCGACAATATCAGAGTTAATGCCGTTTGAAGAAACATTGGAGGACTCAATTAAAATAGCTTCTATCTTCCAGATACCGCCCGTGTTGGTGCCTCGTAAGGATCAAAGCACGTTTTCAAATCAGCAAACAGCGGAGGTGACTGTTTGGGAAAATGGCCTGTTATCAATGGCTGAAACCGTTTGCAGCAACCTTACTAAACTATTCGGAATGACCAATGCAAAGGTCATGTTTGACAAAACAGGGGTATCCGCTTTGACTGAAAATGAAGATGCAAAACAAGATTTGATACTGAAGAAATTAAACAACCTTGAAAAAATTAAAACACTTTCACCGGAAACTGATATAACATTGGCAGTTAATGAAATAGTTATAAATTATGGAAACTAAAGATAAAAAACATCAGGAACGGGAAGTATGCAGGGCGAAGATTAGCCCGGTTGCTGAAGGTTCGGACTATGATTTCGAAGCCGTGGCGATCCCGTCCGAAAACAAGCAGCTTCGCTATTCCTGGGAGAATGACGAGTATTTTTACCAGGTTCTAAGAACCGGGCAAAATAATATCAACGTGGCCCGTATGGATTCCGGCCTACCTTTGTTCGATAACCATCCCTGGGACTTATCCGCTGTAAATCAGTTAGGTATTACGGTAGGTTATGAATTTACAGATGCCGGAATAGTTGTAAGGGCGAAATTTGGAGCAAGGGCGGACGAGGCATTGAGGGCAGATGTTAAGAATGGAATTGTAAAAACTGTCAGCATTGAAGGCAGTATTATCAATTATACAATTGAACGTAAACAGGGCGAAGTGCCTGTATATTACGCTGATTTTTGGGAGCCGGAAAGCATTTCATTTGCGCCGGTGCCACAGGATATTTCAGCACAAATCGAAGTTAAGAGGGCTTTAAAGGAGCAGATCGAAAGGTCTAAAGAGCCTGAAACAACCGATAATTCACTCAATAATTTAATTAAAAAGTTTTAACAATGAAGAAAGAACAGTTTTTAGACATTGTGAAAAGGTCGATGAAAAAAGACCCGACCACTGAAGAACTGGCTTTCCTGGGGACGATCGGTGAAGCCGTCGAGCAGGCATTTCAGGCCGATTCAGTTACCCGCAAAAAAGAACTTGACGAAGCTATTAAACAGCTTGGCACGTTCGAAGAAGGAAAGACAGCATCTGACATTATCCGCTCGCTTGCTACCTCGGTAGATAACCTGGAGAAGAAAATCAAAAGGGAATTTACCGCTGAAGACAAGTACAAACTCCGTGCAATGCTGGAGGAAAAGAGGGAGGAGATTATTGCAGCCCGTTCTAAGAAAGGTAACGATGGTTACTGGGAGATCGAATTCAAGGCAAAGCGTGGAGCCGCTGCCCTGATGACCACATCAACTGTGTTAACCGGTGCAACTGCCTTTAACAACCCGAACGTAATGGATGACCTGGAAGTTATGGTTATCCAGTATCCTAAAAACTTCATCGTGGATGCTATCGGAGGCCGTCAGGTCGCTAAAGTGCCTTCAGTTTTGAAGTGGAAAGAACAAACGACAGAGTCAACAGATGCGACTGGAGTAGTAACAGAAGGATCAACAAAGAACCTTGCTGATAAGCTCTTCGTTTGGAAATATACAAACAGGGCTAAATATGCCGGACGTATTGAGTTCACCGAAGAACTTACAATGGACTTCGACCAGCTGTTATTGCAGATCATTGATATGTTTGAGCAGCAGGTTATCCGCGCATGGAACGCAGCTATTCAGGCTTTAATTGTTGCCTATGCACCGGCTTATACTACCTCTGAACTGGACGGTACTTTTGTTTCTCCGGGCGTTTCTCAGGTCATTCAGGCTGGTAAGTTGTGGATTGAGAACAACAATTATGAGCCTAACATCGTGATCATGTCCCCAGGTAATGCAGCCCTTGCAAGGATTGCAACCAACAAAAACGGCGACATTGTTTATCTCCCCGATGCAGTGGCCTTCCATGGCTTGACCCCGTTTATCTCGACTGTCATTTCCAGCGATTCGATTATTGTTGGTAGCACAATGACGGTAAAAGAGCAACATTCACCGTTCATCCTTAGAAGGGGTGTATACGGAAACCAGTTCATTGAGAACGAAGAAACGATTGTTGGAGAGGTTTTTTCGCTGACACAACTTCCGACCGTTTCAACAAACTCATGGTGTACTTGCGACATTGCGACCGTAAAGGCTGCATTAACAGTTTCAAATGCTTAATCAAATGAAGAGAATAATCTTTGTTATCGCTTTGATGTTCGCTTTTGCGATTTCCGAAGCACAGACAGTAACGCTTCCAAACTGGGCAGAAGATAAGACGTATGCAAATTACGCCACTAATTACACCTTGACTGGTACAACTGCCAGGACGTTTACTTTGATTGCACCTCAACATCAAATGTGCGCTTCCGATTATATCGTACAGCTTGACAGCGCTTCCGGCAACCATACCAATGTTGCAGTAGCTTTATATGGCCGAAAGTCGGCACAGACAAGCACATGGACGCAGATAGGCTCAACGGTGAACTGGAAAGGCACGACAGCAGACACGACTATTATAATGAGTTCAACCACTGAGGTCGGTTACCGTGAGTTTAAATGGACACTTACGGGCACTGGAACCGGGACAACCACTATTGATAATCAGGAGTTCAAACTTTACAGAGGTATCCCGTAATGAAAGTAGTCGTTAAAAAACGGTATCTGAACTACGCCATTGGCGAAGAGATTGAAGTAAGGCCGCAAGATGCTAAACTTCTGATTCCTCGTGGCGTGGTTGCTTTACCTGAAGAAGTGCAACCCAAAAAACCTGAAAGAAAGAAACGTAAATGAGCCTGATAGATTCGTCATATTTCGTACGTGATTGCTTCCTGCATCCTGGAACGTATAACGACATTTCAGCCTCCCTGACTCGTTATGAAAGGGACATTCTTATTCAGATACTTGGATATGATTTAGCGAAATTAGTACTGGCTTACGATTCCAGCACCTCACCGCAAAGGATCAAGGACATAGTAGAGGGAAAAGAATACACTGAAGGTACTTATACGGTCAAATGGAACGGGTTAATTAACAGCGAAAAAGTCAGCATTCTATCTTATTTTACGTACATCGAATACGTGAAGAATCATTCTGTTAACTTTCAGAACACGGGCACGAGTGCAAGCAACATCGAAAACGGCGTGAATGTCGGGCCGGGGGTATTAATCCAACGGGCTTCTGTGAAGATGCTCGAATTAATCGGATACCCTTGTCAGGATATTTACGCCGCTTCCCTGTATAATTTCATGAATCACTATTCAGATACTTATCCTGAATGGTTATTCAACGAATACAAACCTGTAAATATGTTCGGGATATGACTCCGGTAGTTGATATAATCGGTTATGTAGTCGCAGCGATGAAGCCTACAATTTCCTCACTGACTTACACAGTCAGTCGTGGAGGGGTACGCTTCAACACTACCGACCGGGGTATATTGCGCCGGGTGTTTGTTGGTGAAAAGATCAGAGTAACCGGAAGTGATGGGATTGTTTATTACGGTTCTGTTACTTCTGTCACTCAGTGGTCAGCCTTTGAAGCTGACTTCCCTTCTTTACCGACTGCAATAACAACTATCACAGGTGCTGCCCTGATTATCAATTACCATTACGGGCACCCTTTAGAGATCACAAACATGATCCGGCAAAAGGTGCAAAATGAGAATTACAACCGGGAGGTATTTCCGATGGTCTGCTTATTTCAGGACTTTAAGGAAACATTTAAAGAGGCTCACGAATGGGGAGCTGAATTAAACGTGGTGATTGTAACCGATACCCGCCCTGAATATGAGGCTTCGCAGCGGTATACTTATTCATTCACGCCGATGCTTTATCCCTTATATGAGTTGTTTTTAAAGGAACTTGCAGGGAGTAATTACATTCAGAACACACATTTCGATCACGTTAAATATGATCGCTTGTACTGGGGTAAATCAGGAATATACGGGAATGTTGCAAACATTTTTAACGACTACATTGATGCAATTGAATTGGAAAACTTAAGAGTAAAAATATTAAAAACTTGTTAATATGTCATGTGTAGCTTATTTGCCTAACGGCTCAGTAGATTGTAAGGTTCCGATGGCACCGGTGAAAGGGGTAATTATTACCACAAAATCCTTTTCATTTGGTGGCCTGTCTGCCATACATTCCTACGCTACATGGAAGGCGGCGGTTGATACTGCGCTTACCATGTACCCGCTTCGTGGCCTGACTTCGTATGAGGTCACTACCGAAGATTCAGCGACTACGACAACGCAGAAAGGTCAGACGTACGAAGGCACAAGGCCCGCACCGAAAGGACTTTTCTATGTTGATTCTAACCTTTGCGACTATAATGAAATGCTTCGCAACTTAAAAGGCGGGCAGTATGGTATAGTTTACTACCTGGAAGATGGTAATTTCCTGGTAAAAAGGAACAAATATACCGGAGTTTTCACTCCATTTCCTGCACGTTTGTATGCCGGCGGAAAAGGCATTCCGCTACCTTCTGACATCGGAAACAATTTCCCGGTCAGAATCTATCACCTGGATGCGGACGACTTCGAAGATGCCGCTTTGGTTGATCCTCAGTTTGATTACGAAGACTTGATCGCAGCCACGCCCGCCGGGTTAAATATGTGGGTGACTACTCCATGGGCTTCAACTAAGGTCGTTGTAATGGTAACCGACCGTGCCGGAACTGGCAGGGCTGGATTGGTTGCAACCGACTTTATTATCGCTTCGCACAACTACCTGACTACCCCTGCGATTGCTTCGATTGTGGACAATACAGGAGGCTCGTATGACCTCGTAATCACTAAGGCGACCAGTACACCACTGGCAGCCGGCGACCATGTTGTTGTACAGGCCAGGGATTCAGCGACCACAGGAGCCGGTCCGTTTGCTTATATCAGTAACAAGTTAAGGATACAGGCATGAAACCTATAATCTCATTTGGGCTTAATGTGCCGGAAAGCTGGAAGAAGAAATGGCTAAAGGATAACTATCCTGAATGCTATGATGACTTTTTCCCGCCGGAGGGGGTTGAGAAACCCTCTCCCAAAAATGATAAACTCAAAAAGGGAGGGAAGGAGGGAGGCAATTAGCCTCCCTTTTTTGTTATATTAATCAATAATAATATGAAAGAAATAGAAATTATATCGAGTGAAGCAATAAAAAGTTTACAAGAAGCTGCAGACGCTGCTGAACGACTTGCAAAAGCAATGGATAATATTGCCAAATATTTTAAACCAAATAATGACTTTGGCGGCGAATACCGAAAATAATGACAGTAAGAGAATTGAACGATAAATTACAGACTTTAGACGTGGATCAGTTGGTCATGCAGGCTATTCTGTTGAATGAAAAAGCAATGGTACAGATCAACCGGGAACAAATGGAAGTCGGTAAAAACGCTGAAGGTCAAAGTATAGGTTATTACCGTTCATTGTCTTACGCTAATTATAAAAAGAACATTGGAAGTCGGTCACCGTTTCGGATTCCTGACTTAAAATTAACGGGTGATTTTCATAAGGGCATGGCTATGGAGATTGAAGACAGGCAATATTTTATCTACTCAACGGATGACAAAGCACTTGATTTGACAGATAGATACGGCCCTATTTGGGGTATTGCGCCGGAAAACAGGGAACGGGCAAAGGAAATTAATACAAGGACGTTAGGAAGATTATTCAAAGAAGCTACAGGGATAAAGGGATGAAATTACTCAAATCAAAATATGACCTTACAATAAGAGAAGTTTCAATCCTGTTTGAAACGGACGACCTTTCTATTTTAAAGCTGAAAAGGTGGGCGCCGGGTGTGCTACTTCGCAGGCATTACGAGCGGTTTATGATTGAATTTTCAGAACTGTTTAATAAGAATGAGGTTGCAAACTTGCTCACAGAAGATATTTACCGCTTCAAAATTATCTTAAAAGTTAATAATATCCTATTTCCGATGTACCAGGGTTTAGCTTTAGAGTTGATTTTAAATAGAGAATTACCTGAATTTCGGAAGATATACGCTGATGTCATGGGTAGGCCTTACCAGGGTAGTCAGGATTTGAAGGCAATTATTAAAGAGATCGAAAGGCTAAAGTCTAAATTAGCAGAAGCAAGTACCCCGGTTCAACGGGTAACTGAACATAGTAAGATGTCATTCGAGCAGGTCATAGCGAATACCGAAATGATTTTAGACCGGACATTACCCAGGGATATGAAGCTATTCGAGTTTAAGAAGCAATACGATTTAGCGGTTTTAAGGGCTAAAGAATACGAAAAATTAAAGCAGAAGTAATGAGTGATATAAATGAAATAATCAGTCAGTCAGCAATAGACGGGTTACTTAAGGCGGCGCAAGCGGCTCAGGTGCTGGATTCTGCTATAACAGCGATTAATAAAAGCCAGTCCAGTTTAGCGGAAAAGACTAAGATGCTAAACGATACGCAAAAAGAAGCGGAAAAGCTGACTAAAGAGCAGACCAAAACACTGGCAGACCTTGACAGACAAAGGAAAAAAGCTGAAGATCAATTAACCCGTCAGAATAATAAAGAAGCCGAACAAAGGGAAATCATGGATAAGGAGGCGAAGACAATGTACGACCTCCAAAAACAGATATTAGCCCTTACAGCGGCCCGGAATAAACTCGACATAACGACAAAAGACGGCGCAAAAGCGGCCCAGGAATACAACAAAAGGATAAACGAGAACACCGAAAAGATCAGGGCAAACACCGATGCGGCCTCAAAACAGCGGATGAATATTGGTAATTATAAATCAGCTTTGGAAGGTATTCCCGGCCCGATGGGTAGGGCCGCCGGGTCTGCTATGGCATTTGGTAAACAATTATGGGCTTTGGTTGCTAATCCTATCGTGGCAACTATTGCGGCTTTGGTTGCAGGGTTGAAACTCTTATATGAATCTTTCAAGTCAACGGACGAGGGTGCAGACCTTTTGGAACAAGGGACTTCGATGTTATCCGCTTCATGGAAAGTCATAACTGACAGGATAGGAAATGTCCTAACAGGTAATATGAAACTGAAAGATTCATTTTCCGGCGTAAGGGATGAGATACTTTCAACGGCTTCAGCGGCTTCAAATTATGCTAAAACAATGGATACGATTTCAGAACGTACCAGTTTATTCATTTCAGAAGAGGCGCAATTAAAGAAAGAACAAGCCGAATTAACACGGGTTTATAAAGATGCCACTAAGACAGACGAAGAGCGGCGGGATGCATTGATAAGGACAATAGCAATAGAAGAACAGTTAGCAACCTTTAAACAGAAGAACGCCGCTGAAATTTACCGTGCAGAACTTGTCAGAGTTGCTCAAAGTCAAACGGCCTCAGATTTAACGATTGATCAGATTAAGGCTTTTGTTGAAATGTCGACATCTGCTGCTGAAAACTTAAAAGATAACGACCCGGTTTATAAAGCATTTTGGAATACCAACGTGGAAAATGTCGGAGCCTTGGAACAGGCATACGCCAATTTAACCAATGCGGAAAGTGAATATCTGGAGGGAACAGCTAAGGCATTTGGAAAGAAAACCGCTTTTGATAAAGAGATTGCAGACAGGGCCGTAAAAGCAGCCGAAGAAGCCAATAAGAAAAAGGCTGAAATGGATGCAGTTGCAGCGGCAAGGCAGGCACCTTTGGCACAAATGACCGCTATTCAGGTTGAACAGGTTGTTACAGATGCACACATTGAAGGCATTGCAATGAGAGAGCAGGCCGACATTGATAGTGCAGCAAGGGAATACGAAAGGTTACAGAAGCAAAAAGAAGACAGGCTACAAATCGCACAAGAATACACGCAGCAAGTTTCAGCAATAGGCCAAACCCTTTTAGACTTCAACCAATTTCTGATTGATACCGAAGTTCAGAAAATGGAGCAGGCGAAGGCTTACGAATTGCAAATGGCCGGGGATAACGCCGAAAAGAAGGCCGAAATTGAAAAGAAATACGATAAAGAAGCAAGCAAATTAAAGGCAAAACAAGCTAAACAGGATAAGGCTTCCGCTTTATTTGCCGCTATTATCAAAACTGCTCAGGCCGTTTTATCAGGTTTGGCATACGGCCCGCCTTTAGGTTATATCTTTGCAGCTTTAAATGCAGCCCTGGGAGCCGTTCAGATCGGGGTAATTGCTTCACAACCAATCCCGCAATTTGCAAAGGGAACCAAAAAGGCACCTAAGGGGCTGGCATGGATTGGCGAACGTGGTCAGGAATTGATCTTCGGTAAAGACGGTGTAATGATGTCCCCGGGCCAGGCAACCCTGATGAACCTCAAAGGGGGCGAACGTATATTAAGCAATCAGGACACTAAAAGACTGATGGCAGCGGCAAAGGGTGCGGATGATTATTACAGTAGGAAATTGTTGGATCAGATGCACGCCGACAACTTACAACTTATTGAAACGGTAAAGAATAAACCCGTTTTACACATTGACAGAAAAGGTAACAGGATCAGCGAACGGCCTGGATTTAGGACATATTTAGATCGGAAACTATGAGCAGACAAAGCGATTTAATGCTAAAGGCTGAATCTAAAGGTCAGAAAAGATTTAAGTTCTACCTGCAAAACAGCAGTAAGGGAAACTTATTGCTGCGCTTTTCGCCGGATGGCTGGCAGGAAAGTAAGTTTGAACTTCACAGAAACACCACTTATCACGGATTATTCCGTACGATTTCATTCAATCAGTTGACATTTGTAAAGGATGCACGGGATTATATACGTGATGTTTACGAACTGCAAGGGGTCAACGCTAAAATCATGTTTACCGTTGTCAGGTTGAACGATACCACTCAGATTTATGATTCCTATTTCACCGGGAAGCTGGATCTTTCCACGTACAAAATAAGCGAAACGGGCGTAACCTGTCAGGTCGTTGATACGCAATTAGCGGAAAAGGTAAAAAACCGTGAAGCGACAAAAGTCAACATTCGTGAAAGGATCAGTATAGAAGGATTTGAAATACCGGCATTTTCAGAAGAAGCACCGCAATTAACCCTACCTGATTACGATGTGCAGGCTAATGCAGCATGGGGTAACCGCTTACAGATGACCTCCACGTTGGATAATCATTACGTCCCTTTGTGGGAAGGTATTTCAGAGTTTACAGAAACACAGCATCAGGATTGCACGGAGGTTATTGCGGACGATGGCGGGATGTATATTAATTCCCTTGCAGATCGTACTTTACACATGACCGGAAGATTAACCGGCCAGATCAATTTTTCAAGCATTATCCCGCACGTAACATTTAGAATAAGGTTATTTATTAACGGTGTGGAAGATGCTGTTATAGGGACTGTATCAGGGTCGTTTGTGAACCTGTTAGTTTTTGACTTCAACATCTCGGAAGATTTCACCGTGTTAACAGGTCAGGACTTCGACCTTAGGGCCACTTTAGACCATTCGGGTGAAACGGTCTATAATTCAGTTCAGGTAACCATATCTGAAAATCAGGTTGATGTACCCGGCGGGCAAATAATCGCTTATCCATATTTCGAAGCCCTGTTAAGAATGTGCCAGTTAATTACTGATTCCTGGGACTGTTTTTATTCGGAATTCTTTGGAAGAACAGATTCGGAAATACACCAATTCCCTACCGATGGGCAATTAGGCCATATATCGAAAGGCTTACATATCAGAAATTCAGAGAACTTTAACGATACGATTGCATTCAGTTTTAAGGATGCATTCCAAAGCCTTACATCTATCTTTCAGCTTGGTATGGGTATTGAGAATATTAAAGGAGTTGACAGGGTTGTGGTTGAACCTTTGGCTTATTTCTTTACAGAAGATGTTGTTGCAGACCTATCAGACAGGATCAGGGAAGATGCAATAGGAAAAGAGGTGCTACCGGATAAACACTTTGCAAAAATATCAGTAGGGTATAATACATTTGAATATCTAACCGCCGGCGGGCTGGCTGAATATAACACCAAATCAGATTTTTCAACCGTAATTTCAGTAGTTGACAACGGGCTGGATTTGATTTCAAAGTTTCGTGCAGATACTCAAGGCATGATGTTATTAAGAAAAAACACCTATTCTGATACCGATGTAAAAGGGGATGAAGATATTTTTGTTATTGATTCGATCAGAAGAACATCACCGTTAACCGGATTTCAGGCCCGGACAAATGAAGATTTCACCTTAGTAACCGGCGGGGCGGATGCTGAAAACTCTCTTAATCTGGATCTGACTCCAAAAAGAAACCTAATCCGTAACGGGGCTATTATCAGGGCCGGATTACAGAAAGATTTAGGGAAATACATACGTTGGCAGGCCGGGGATAAGAACACCACTTTAGCAACTCAGAGAACTGCCGAAACGGCTCCGATTGTTGAAAATGCTGATGTGCTTGTTAACGACTTACAAGAACCTTTCTTCCTTCCTGAAATATACACACTGGAATGTGAAATGAAATATTCAGATTTAAGTAGTATTTTAGCCAATCCGAAAGGGTTAATAAAATTGAGCAGTACAAAATACGGATGGATCATTGATTTAGTGATAGGGAATAAAGAGAATAAAGCAGAACTAAAGTTATTAAGGGCAAATTTGAACGTAATAAATCCGATAGAATGATCAGTGTAGCGAGTTCGATAAAGTTCAGGGAGGTAATTAGCGGTGCTTTGCCTTCATTTGATAATACCTTTCACGAAGATGAAAGTTTTCAGGGTGCCAGATTATTACCCTACTGTCAGAAGTTTTTAACCTCACAAACGGTCACGATTCAGGCCAAAGTTTTAACAGGGCAAACGGTTGAAATGAGTTACTCAGAAGGTGACGGCGGCAGCTGGCAGTCAATGACAGGTGAAACGCTTATGATTTCCGGGCCGGTTTATGATTATTACGAGATCGAAATAGACTTTTCAACCTTCAGCAGTACAAATGTCCGTTTCTTAATGGTCACTTTAGAAGAGGAAAGTATTGAAGAATCTTGGATGTCAGAAATGATCGAACTTGTTGAAGAAGATTCTCAATTAATGAAGGCTGATTTCTTCAACCTTGAAAACGCTTTTGAGGTGGATTATTCAACTGGGATTGCTCATACTATCTATGTTGAAGCGGATATGAGGGAGTATAAACCGGGCGGTGAAAGTTCTGTTTTCGATAATCAAAACGAGATCACGAAAATAAAAGCGGAGGTTAAAAGGATATTGACTTTCAAAACGGAACCGATCCCTAGGTATTTAGCTGAAATGCTTTTCACAGCTTGTCAGCATGACAAACTTTGGATTAATGACGTTGAATTTGTTGCTGAAGGTACGCCGGAATTTGATTTGAACGGAATATTTTCCGTAAATTTGACTCAAAGAAACGTAATTGGACTTAACACACACGATATAGGATATAATTGCGACTCAATTTTAAACACTGAAACAATGGTTTTACAAGAGGAAAATGCAAGCGGTCAGGTATCATTTACGGTGCCTGAAGGCTATATGATAGCGACAATTACAGGTTACCGGACGGCTGGAAGCCCGGTTGTAACGGCGGGTAAAACAGCCGGGGGTACTGATATAATGGCCTCTTTAGCCTTGAGTTCAGGGACTCCTTTAAAGGTTAAAACTTTAAACACTGAAATATCCTTTGCCGGTGATAATACTTTATACTGCGAAGTCACCGGATCGGGGGCAACTGCGAATATTTATGTACTTTTAATCAAAAATAGACAATGAAAAAGTTATTGATTTTTATCATTTTATTATTGACATTTGTCAACGTAAGAAGTCAAGAGGCAGATTTTACAGAGATCAATGTGCGGAACTGGATTATTTACCAGGGCGATACTATCGGGGTTGCACGGATGAACGGTGATACATTATTCTATACGATTGGCTCCACGTCAGACACCTTAATTGTCAGTGAAAATAACTGGACTCTTACCGGCTCCGACATTCAGAACAATAACGCCGGGAAGGTGATATTGACTAAAGATTCAACCTATTTTAGCGGAATCCCAGATGTAGCGACAAAGGTAGGGAGGTTGCTGCACGTTAATCAGTACGGTAAAATCGAATACTTAACACCTGCAACATTAGCGGATACTTTAGCAGTCAGTGGCGGCGGGCCGTGGACACAAGGCAGCGGGGTAATTTACCCTACATTGCCAACTGATAAAATTAAAGATGTTTACGTCTCAGATAAAAGAAATCAGGGATTAATTACATTCTCTTTTGACGATGGGTTTATGACTGATTATACGATTATGAAACCTTTATTTGCTGCAAAAAATGCTGTTGCAACTTCAAATATAATTCAGATCAAAATAGGTGATCCCGGTTGTATGGATTGGGCTGAAATCCAAGCCTTACAAGATGATGGCTGGGAAATATGTTCACATGGGATTGATGCAGCACGTTGTGATACTTTGACAGAAGCAGAATTAGAGTATGTAATGAAAGCCAGCCGTGATACTTTAATTGCTCACGGCATGGATATTAGCACTTTTGTATATGCAGGTGGTAGATATAGCGATACCGCAATGATGGTGGCACGAAAATATTACCGTGCCGCACGTAGCACTATAATGTATTCGCCAAACCCAGTTGAAACAAATCCTTTCCAGTTTAATTACGATGTTTTCAAAACCTACGCGTTAACCAGTGTTATAACTGATGACCCGGCAGATTCTAATGAGGTTTATAATTTAATTGATTCAGCAGCGGTTAATAAATTATGGCTTATCCTATACATTCACGAAACTAATTCAGCGGACAGCGCAATTATAGCTAATTATATAGATTACATACAGGCTAAGGGTGAAGATAGTTTGCAGATTGTCACTATTGACCAGGCTTTGGATATTCGAGGCAATCAAATTGACGCCTCCGATGGTTTTGCTGTAAATGGAAAACACGTTAAAATTGACGGCACTATTTATAAAGGATTTTATCCTTTCATTTATACGCCTGGAGATACATCTGTAAGTGATGCTCGAAATTTATTCATTGGATTTGCTGGCAACCAAACCCTTTCACCCGCTGGAGGTGCGGTTACCTTAGCCAGTAGAAATAATGCTATCGGTTATGATGCACTTGAATTAATAACAACTGGCTATAATAATAGCGTTTTTGGTGATCTGACAATGGCAAAAACAACGACAGGTTATCAAAATTCAGCTTATGGGAATGGTGCTTTATGGTCGAATACTGAGGGATATAGTAATACAGCAATCGGTTTTAAGCCATTATATTATAATACAACTGGCTATCAAAATACTGCAATTGGTTTAAATTCAGGGTATTACTCCACTGCTTCAAATAACACATTTGTTGGAGTTAGTTCAGGTTATGGAGCATCAAGCAGTTGCACCGGAGGCACAAATGTAGCAGTCGGTGCTTTATCTTTGGAAAAATACAACACCGCTGATGGCACTGTAGCGATTGGGTACGGCACACTAAATAGCCTTACAAGTGGTGATTATAATGTTGCAATAGGATCAAGCGCAGGCGGCGCACTCACAACGGGCGGTCAGCATACCATGATCGGGTATAGAGCAGGAAGATATGATGTGACCACTAACGCTAATGTTATTATCGGAGCAGATGCCGGATTAGGAGTTAACGGTTCATCGACTTACGGTTATTCTACAATCGTTGGTTATAAATCAGGCTATTCACTGACAACAGGAAATTATAATACCACTTTGGGATATAATGCAGGGTACACCGTTGCAACTGGAGGAAGTAATGTAATGATTGGATATAGATCTGGGTACAATGAAACCGGCAGCCATAAATTTTATCTTGCCTCAGATTCAACCAGTTCAACGGCCGGAATGTTATCAGGGTCTAAGCTGCTATTATACGGTGATCAGAGCAACGCCGACAAGGCAAATCACACCTTGAACATCTTCGCCAAAACTCAAATCGGAGCAGCCAAAGCACCGGCGTACACTTTAGACGTTGCCGGAACTGGGTTTTATTCAGACGACCTGACACTGGATGACAACCTGGCATTTGTCGGTGCCGGTCAAATTTCAACCACCGGAAACGGGACCATGACCTTAGACGTGGGAACTGGTAAGGTAGATGTTTCAGGCGACCTGGATTATGACCTTAGTCATGGGTATATGTACTATTATGAGCGGTCAGATGTAATCAACCTGACTAATAATGTGTATTCAAAATTAACTAATGCAACCAATAATCTTTTCACGGTCGATGAAGCAAACGGCATCACAATAGCTGGTGATTCAATCACTATAACCAGAGCAGGAGATTATACCCTATGGTTCAATTTTTCAGCGGTTGGAGCCGGGTCTGCTGATGCGTATAGGCTGAAATTATACAAAAATGGCAGCGCAATACTCGGGTCAATAAAAGCCAGTGCATTAAAATCAGATATAAGCACCGTCT